AAAATCGCGCCAAGCGTCAATATATTTTTTGTCGTCTTCAAAACTTGACCAACTACTCATTGTTCAATACCTCATTTAGTAATCTATTTATTCTGTCTGCTCTTGTAATAACATTAGATGTTGATAAATCTTTTGCCTCTTTCATCATAAAGGCGCCGGGTGTCGATGGCTCTGACACAAAGTCAAAACAAATCAATTGAAAATCATCTTCTACGATGGTGCTCCCTTGGTTCTCACTAACAGAGCCCATGCCTCTTGAAGAGATGCCGAGCTTAACGCCAGACTCTACAAGTGAACGCAGAATGCCACCCGAAGGGGTGTCAAGCACCTTAACTTTGCCCATCACATCTTTGCCATTCCACCACACGTCTGTGACCATGTGAGAGGCATTCTTTAAATTGATGACTGAATCATCTGGATGGTCTAGTTCGCCTAGTGCGCGGCGTTCTTTTACGAGCTTCTTATAATTCTCGACCTCGCGCATTAAAACCTTGTGAGGATAAATACGACCATTCCCGTTTTGCGTGTCTGATCTCTGCATAACACCAGACAGCAGCATGCCACCGTTGGCGACATACCTCTTTTCGTCTTCTGTTAAAAGATCTTGACAAACGCCGCCTTCACAAAGCTCGTAATATTCTCGTAAGAGTACTTTGCCCATAGCTAAGACCCTTTACAACAGTGTCTTACTGGTTGTAACATCCATTTTTGTGTCCAAATGTTTATGTTCATGTTTGATTCCTTCGTCTCCAAATATCATATTCATAATGTAAGATGTTCCCGAAGACAGCCATCCCAAAAGAAAGAAATTTGCAACGGTTACATCAAAACTAAATAGTTCTGTAAATGGAGAAAGTAGCATTAAAAACCACCCAACATGGAATCCCATGCACATTGGACATTCGAGCAGCTTTCGAATGGGGCCGCTCTTTGGGCGCCAACGATCAAATATCTTACCATATACTAAGATTTGGGTAAGCCCATAGGCTATTAAAACAAAATATATTAATTCCACTGATGCCTCTATAGTGTGTACAAGTAGTTTAGTGCGTAAGGATCTCTAACGTATCCCTTTCTAATGGAACCCTGGTCTGTGGAGTGTGGCACTTCGCCCAACTCTGTTGAATGTTCCTTATCCGGGTGGACAAGTTCGTCATCTGCCATTGAAACAATCGCTTCGACATTCTCAAAGTAGGGACGCTCTTCGTCGATGAAGCTTGAAATATTAACTAGCGCCAATTTTGATGCACTAAGGTCTTCATTTACTGGCGCCTCAAGGGTGCCCTCTACGGAACCATAGAATGCGCCGGCCTGAATCGACTCGGCAATCAAGACGCCTCTTTTTCTTAAAAAGCTCATTAATCTATTTTGAGCGCCGTATACTAAATCGTTCATTGTTTCTTTTGGAAATGCAACAACTTTATTTTTTGACGGAGACAGGACGATATCAATATCTCCATGGTCAAAAATCATAAGATCACCGCTGAGGCTTTTTCTTATGTTTAGTTCTAATTTGACCTTTTTTTCATTGGCGAATTCGCCAACTTTAATTATTATCGCCATCGCTATAAATTTCCTTAACTAACTTTTGGGTTCTCATAACTGTAAGTAGTACATCTTCATTGATATCTTGGTTGGCAAAGTTATCTAGCTTTTCAATAATTTTATTTGTCTTTGTAAGCATTTCGTCGTCTTCTTTGACCTCGGAAACTTTTTTAGCATTAACCATATCTTTCTTTAATCTTGTTATCTCTTCGTTTAGAAACATCTTCAACTCCACTGAGTTGTCTGTGAAGGAAGAAATGTAATGTGACAGCAAGCTCCTCTGCTCTTCTAAAAGATTCTCGGTATACTTATCGTTAAACTTGTTAACGAATGTCTTAAGGACTACGTTATCAACTTTAGGTTCATCTATTTTTTGATCCGTGACCTGGGTCATACCATCAATAATCTGATTCTCTAGCATAACAGTCTTCTTGGGGGATAGTCTACCATGAAAGATTTGAGATATGGTCGCCAAGGTCTTATAATTTGGGACGTAGTTTCCAAAGACTGATGGTGATAGTTCTTTATTGACATCATCTATTAGTTCTGTTTGAGCTTTAAACAGTCCGGATGGATCGATTAAACGTTGGGCGATTTTGGCTTCCCTCATTATCTTTTCAGAGGTTATTTTCTCAAGATTTTGTTTTCCACAAAGCGACCGGTAGCAAACTAAATCCTTTTTTAATGCGCTATTTGGTGTAAAGTGTTTCTTCACAAGATGAAGCGCTTTGTCTCTTACCTCTTTATCCCCCTTGAGGGTGGCTACTGTGGCTTCCCTAATGAGGGCTTCATATACAAAAGCGGTATTGCGTTTTTTGTTGTGTTTAATTTTCATCCTTATGCTCCGTTAATCGTTTCTTGTTTTCCAAACCTAATAAAAGATTTCGGATAGAATCGTTAATCTCAAATAATTTATCTTCTTCAGACTTTTCTCTCAATGTATAAATAGACTGCTCTTCTTCATAAATCCCTTTCGCAATACTAGGAATGGTATTGATTTCAGAACCCGGGAACTTAGCTCGTTTGGCGCGGCCTCTTTTCTCCAGGTTGCCCTGCGCTAACTGGTTCTTGCGAAAACCTGCCCTTTCACGTCCGTCTCTTTCAACGGGCTTATATACCTTTCCTTTTGCTTTAGGGGTGAGGCGCGGCGCGTTTCGAGAACCCGGGGGAACAGCCAGCAGGGGTGACTCGTCGCCCCCACCTTCTTCTGGGCCGGCTTCTCCGGCTGGCATCTCTTCTCCGCCCATGTCCATTTCACCGCCCATGTCCATTTCACCACCCATTTCACCGCCCATTTCACCGCCACCCAAAGTGCCGGCAGTTTCACCGGCGGCTGCAGCTTCGGCAACCGCCTGCAATGCTGCATCATGCTTGCGATCAAAGTATGTCTCTCGTTGGTTTCGCATTATTTCTTCATGTGACATACCAAAGACGTTTTCTGATACCCACCTACGAGAGAAGTACCCTTCTGTGGCGGCTGCACCAATGTCAAACTTTTGCTTCCAGTGCTCCAACTCTTGAAGTTCTGCAATCTTGGAAGGGTTATTAAGAGATAAGTCAAAAGCCAACAGGTCATCGCCTCGGAAGCCTAATGTATAAAGATGAATAATGCCAATCTTTTCAAGCTCTGAAATAATAACTCTTTGTAATCTTTGAATGGTTCTCGCAAAACGAATGTCTTTTTGAGCGAGAGTGGTTTTGTCTTCTGATGCTTCTTCTCCCATGGAAAGATAGGCCTGGGGTACCTTTAGTGCGGAGAATAGTTTGTCTCGAAGATATTTAACATCATCAATCTGTGTGATATTCGACGCGCCGGCAAGCGTTTGAATGTCTGTTGCTGATCCAGCGCGGACAGGAATGAAATAGTCTTCTTCGATGCTCATTGGATTATATCTTAGATCTATTCTGCCGCTATCCGCGTCCACAATGGAGTGTCGCTTAAGCTGTGAAACAACCTTTTGCATATATTGTTCTACCTCATGTGGGGGGATAGAACCTACATCAATCTTAAACATTCTTCTTTCAGATGAGCGTACAACACGGTAGGCCATCATCGCATCTTCCATCAAAGTTAACTGACGCCAAATGCGTCGGGCAGGCTCAAGAGTAGAAGTGCCGTAAGGAGCATACTTATCATTACCGAGAATACGGAAATGTGCGATCTGCCAATTCTCAAATGTCATTCCTGCTGAATTCCACTGATATTGAACATAGTTTGGATTGGTTGAATCCTGGCCTTCCAATCTTTCAAGTTCAGCTGTTGGCAATGCAATAACCGACTGTATTCCATACTTTTCATCGATATCCAGATACAAGAAGAAGTCGCCGTACTTACACATTGTGCGCGCCCAACCAAAAAGGTTATACTGAACGTTCAATATGTTTTCATATAGTACTGCCAGGACCGCTCTAATCTCCTCGTTCGGGCATTTAATGTTTAACATCGGTCGAAGATCAGAATACGTTGTCATCTCATCTGCATATATGTCCATTGTCGAAGCTATCTCAGGCATGTATTCCATCTGGTCAAAGTCAACATAACGCTCTCCTCGTCTCTGACTTTGAATCGCGCTGGTGGCCATTGTGTCAAGAGGGTTGTATAGTGACTTTTTAAACTGTTGGCCGGAAACAGATTTGAATCGTGAAGAGAACTTGTCTAAATGTTGTCTTCTAATCCGGCGTCCGGACTGAGAGCGGTAGTTTATGATCGGGCCGGAGAATAATCTTGTTAATGCTTTAAAAAGATTTGAATCTTTGTTTTTGGGGTTTTTATCACTTGGTGCCATTTACTTTCTCACTTTATAATCCATTTGTATTGTTCATACATTTGTTCTGCTTCAGACATTTTATCAAATATATTACCTTTTTTGTAGCCATCTTGTCCTTTTATTTGTGTATTCATCGTTGTTTTTGTTGTATGAATCGCATTTACAAAAGCTTTTTGATAATTTAAATCTCTTGCATTTGCTTGAAGGGCCGTGTCTCTAACCCAACAGGCAATTGCAAGAGCCATAATTAAATCATCATTATAACTTTTCATAGCTTGGGGTTTTCCATTCCTCCAAATAAATGTTTTCATTTCATTGACGGTGCGAGATGAATATACTCTAATTAGTTTATTTCTGATAAACTCTTCTAATTTCGCTACGATAAGCGGCCGGGTTTTCATTGACGTTGTAAAACCAGGCACGGCGCTGGTGACGTTCTCAGCTTGATATTGTTCGATGTATTCGTGTGTGGACTTAATAGAGTGATAAACATTTGGATATTGAAAATCAATAAGTTTTTCCAATACAGAATAACCAATGTTGTTGTTCTCGACCACCAGCATAGCGTTTCCAAACTCTCTTCCAGCCTGATTAAGCAGGTTGGCATACATATCAAGCGTCGGTTTTCCCTGATATTCTCCGACGCATTCCAGTGTTTCAAGTTTTATAACGTGGAACGCAGAGTTATCGGCGCCGTCGCCTCTGGCCACATCTGCAACCAATAAATAATTACATGTCGGATCAAACTCTTCCCAAATCCAAAAGTTTCTATCAAATCCTGTTCGATGCTTTGGTTCTCTTGTGCTGGCCAAAAGCCATTCCATGTCGTCTGGATCGATAACAGTCTCGCCAGATGTATTAAAGTTGCATTTAAGCTCCTGCGCAATTTGGCGCTTGGACATGTTCTTGGTTTCTTTCTTATACCACTCTTCGTCGCGGTCAGGGTGAACATCCCAAGGTAATGTCGTTAAGTTAAAGTTGTTGGAACCATCTTCGGCGTCTGCGCACGTCTTATGAAACCAGTTGCCGACACCGTTGGGCGTAGACAGCGCTATACATCGACCACCTGTTGATAGTGTGGGATACAGACCGGTCCAAAGTTCGTCGAGGTTCTCGATGTGAGCAGCCTCGTCGAGGACCAAGAGAGACAACGCCTCAGAACGACCGGCATCTCCGGAGGTAGAGGCAGCTTTAATAGATGAGCCATTTGAAAGCTCAAAAGATGTTCTGTTGTCTACGTCAATAGTTGATATTTTGAGCCAGTCGGGGAGATTTCGCATGACGCTTTTTACTTTCTTGACGAGGTTCCCGGCTGTGGCAAACTTTGTTGCCATGACAAGAATGGCCTTATCACGATGGAATAGCATCATCCACACAATATAGCCGGCGGTAATAGTTGATATGCCGAGTTGGCGCGCTTTGAGAATTACATTAAAACGATAGTCGTTAAACTCTTTGAGAAGGTCGTCCTGAAAATCATACGTATCAAAAAGAATCAGCCCGTGCATCGGGTGTGATATACGGGCATACGTGTTAAGAAAATAAGATGGATCCTTACCGCACTTTAAGATCTCTTTGACTCTTTGCTTTTTGTCTAATTGAAAACTCATACATCTTTCAGCGCAGCAATAACTTCATCCTTGTTGGCGAGATTGCCTTCTCCATCTAAAACGATCATATCTTCCATGCCATCGGTGCGCATCATCTGAATCAATTCATAGTCTGACTTTTGTTCGATGCCTTCGGGATCAAGCACACTATAGAGTTCCTCCGGGCCGCCCATATCGCGGTAGTGACCTTCTCCGAGTACTTCTTTAATTAGAGACATTAGTTCCTCCAACTGGAAGCCTGCGACTGGGCGCCCTTCGGCGCCGGGAGTGTAAAGCCCTTCGGGCTCTTCCTCTTCTGGTTCTCCTATCTCGACGCCGGGAAGCTTTTCAAAAACCAGTTCAAATATCTCTGATACTTCTTCGGGGCCCTTTCCCTGAATCAATTCCCCAATTGTAACAACAAGTTCATCTTGACTCATTTCGGCGCGGAATGGTTTTTCCATAGGATAGGTTTCGTCGGCCGGCGAGGGTTCGGCAGCAACAGTTTCATCGCCTCCTTTAAAGTCGGGATCGTATGAGGGGGCGCCGGGGTCCACGCGAGGATCATAGTCTGGATCACCTTTTATCTTCCGCAACAGATCCAGCGCAGCCTTTGACTCTGCAATGCCTTCTTCTTTCAGATATTCTTCTAAAATAATACGATAAAGATCGTCGCGAGAAATGTCCATTTGATTTTAGTCTCCGCCATTCTTCGGACGTGTGTCATTCTTGGGGCGCTTGCCTTGCCATCCTCCTTGATCGAGGAAGCTTTTCCAGTTGCGCTCAAGGGGGGCCCTAGACCCCTCGGCATTATTCATTTCTTCAGAGAGGCCGCCAATCTTATAGTGCTTTTTGGCCGTAACCCACGAGCGCACACGAGAAGTGCTCTCGACACGCATATCTGTCTCGCCCTCTTCGGTGAGAGTAACTGACTTACCTGTAACTTTGCGGTATTCTTTCTTAAGCCAGCTTATGACCTCTCCCAAAGTTTGTTCAACGTCGTTTTCAAAACCGTTGGCATGCACTTCTTTAAGTTGAACTTCTGAATGATAACTGAGACACATCATATTGCCATAAAACACAACACCAAATCCATCTAAAATGCGCTTATCGAGAATGGGGTCCCCCTCTTCTCTTTGAAGGCCGGCTTTAATCGGTTCTCCATCTTCCGTCAGCGCGCCATCATATGCATTGGCTGCAGCCTGTGAAAGTCCTTGAATAATTTCATACACTGACGATGTTTCTTTTTTCTTAGCCATTATCGGGTCTCCATCCTTTTAACCATCTTTCTTCTCTGCCAAAAATATATCTGTCATAGCAGGAACTACAGCATTCAAATTTTGTAAGGCAAACATCATCCATTGATTTCTTTGGAAAAGATCCGCAGACTGAACAATGTCTCAAAGATTCTCTATTAAATAGTTTTTTTGTAACCTTTATGCCATTTATATCAATTTTCTCTTGCCACTCTTCGTTTTTCTTAGTTTTCTTATAAAACTCTCGCATCTGTGAGAGGTACTCTTTCTCTTTTTCCTCATCCCAGTTTGCTTTTGGGTTAGCAATTGTTTCGGCGCCATACTTTTCTGATATAGCTTTTTCAACGGCGGCAACATAATTTAAATCTTTATCTTTCATTGAATACTTTATAAGCTCCATATGTGGCCGCGGAGCCGGCCACTACACCACCGATAAACCACCACGTCTTATTGCGCGGGGAAGTCTTTTTTAGTGATTTAACTAGCGCTTCAATCTCTCTGTCTTTGTGTTTGATAAATAAGTCGTATTCTTCCGTGCGTGCTTTCTGTTCTATATTCAGGGTCTCTAATTCTAAACGATGTTGTTCTTTCTGTTTGTCTAATTCATATCGAACTCGAATGTCACATGCTGGGAGAAAGCGATCATATCCTGATAGTACTTCGGCCATGGCTTGCTTGCTAAACAGGACACCTTCGAATGGCGCGCATTGCTTGTATCCTAAAATGGTAAACTGCGCCGGATCGGCGTTTGCCGTTAAGGTGAGCGCAAATAACAAACTAAGGAGAAACATATTTCAGTCCAAGGGTGGTCTCTATATCAGTAATTAGTCCTTCTTTATCTTCGCTGAACTTTCTGCCGTATTCTCTTGTCTTTCTTTCTCTTTCTTCATCCAAGTCTCGAAGACTAGCCTCATAGTCCGCCTCTATTGAAGCGAGCCTATCAAGATAGCTCTCCATAAGCAATTGCTTTTCGTACATCTCTTGTTCATGGATATCTTTTAATCCTTCGATTTGCGCTTCGGTGGAATCTATGCGTGTCTGATACGCGTCTTCCATCAAATGATAATCATATCGTGTCTTCAACACCACAGTCAGAAGAAGCAACACGATCAGTATTGCTTTCCAGTTCTTTAAAGCAAACTCTATCGCTTTCTTCTTAAGCATTGTGCCCCCGCAATCTAGCGATGCCATCAATAATTGTTTGGCCTCCAATATAGATTGCTGAAATAATTACCCAGTCTTCGCTGGTAACATGTCCTGTAAGCGTAAGGCCTGTTGCTGTCGCCCATACCATAAGCTTGCGGGATGTGAGTTTTTCTAGCCATGTGTCGACGAATGCTTTTGTTGCTGCCATCATTATTTACTCCTGTTTTGTTTCTTTACGCTCTTAACGCATTTCTCATATTTCTCTTTATCTTCTCGCCCAACTGATGCTGTGCAAATCGCCCAAGGATTGTTTTCTCTTTCGTCTAAACTCCCCAAAACAATGGTGCGCACCATGTCCAACACTTCTACCGGATTCAGGCCGCCCTCTTCGTCGCCTGTCATATAAAGCATCGCCTTCTCAACGAGACCCATAACTTTTCTTAGCTTTTCAAATGCTGCTTCCTCTGGGCGCGGGTCGTCCATTGTAAATGTCCCGCCACCAATATCGAGCGCTTCCTTAATCTCTTCTTTGATAAGCTGCTTAAGTTGTGACTTGGTGATCTTCATCTTCCCACTCCTTGTGTTCCTTGCCTGCATGGGCTTCTTCACAAGACTTGCCGGGATGATCTTTCTTTTCTGCTAGTTTTTCTGAACCAAGCTGGGAAATAATTGCCTGTAAGGCGACGGCCTGAGCTTCGGGCGGCAATCTTGCTATGTCTACTTTGACAGCAGACACAATCTTTTCGACTGCTGGCTCTAAGGCAGATAAATCAAACTCTTCTTTGAGACCGGTCGTCTCTGATTCTGGCTTTCTCTTTTTAGTGCGGGCGTACCGTCCCAAATAATCTTGTGCATATCCCAGTGTGACCGGGTCATCGCCAGTAACAGATGCTGCCAGATAATCAATGCTTACATCCAAGTCCTCTATTTTATCAGACAACCCTTTAATGGCTTTCAAGAGGGCCGGATCGCTCTCCATCTCTTCTTTGATGATCTGTTTAAGTTGGGACTTGGTGATTTTCATTTTCTCCAATCCTTCCATCCATGTTTTAGCTGGCGCCTTAAGCGTCCGATATCTGGGGGGGCCTTACCGCGAAGATCAACCACCTTTTCTGGTGGCACATCTTCCATATCACTTCTGACATCGCTATCGATCCGTGCCAAATCTGCAATCTCTTGATGTAGTGGCATCACAGTTTCAAAACTACCGGGCTTCGCATGAAGCGCAGTCTCAATAAGATTCCAAGCCATGCTACCAACATCTTCCCCAAACACATCTATGACCGTCTGGCGGGATTGACCCATGGCCATTTTATATGATTGTTGATCGTCGGCGCGCTCCGGGCTTTTCTGAAGATATGGATCTTCAATCTCTTCCTTATCTGTCGTCTCGTTCAAAGCCTCTTCAAGATCTTCCTTGCCTTCATCTTTGCCTTTATTATACCCTCGCATATATTCCCCACCTTTTAAGCGGGGAGGATCTCCAGCCTTGCCGGCCGCATGGCCTTCTTCATATGACCGGGCCATTCCGCGGGCTTCAGCGTCGTGTTCGCTTCGGCCTTCCTCATCTAAATCTCTGTATGTCGTCTCGTGTTGAGCGCTCAAATATTTATTCCAATTTTCAAATAGTTTCTTCATGTTGCTAATCCATTCATACTTAATATCGCAATCAACCCGGGCACATTCTTTCTGACATAAACGCCAGAGAACAATGTCTCGCATCGACCGCCGACGTAAGCGATTGCCGACTCAATGTTCTTACTAATCTTAGGGTCTGCCACCATTTCTTCTGACGCAACCAAAATGAGCGTGCCTGCGGCGGCCTTCCCTTTCGGGGGAGGACACGCAGAACGGTTCATGCAGTTGTGTAGGATCACCGATCCAAGCTTTCCAGTATTTGGATCTTTTATCATTGTTGAGCCCATAAAGGCCCTGCCATTATTGCCCAAGCATGTTTCCAAATCCTTTGAATCGAAAGATTGGATCGGTGAATCCTCGGTGGAGAGTTTTAAAACTTGAGCTAATGACTTCGCAAATTGAGTGTTCGCAACAGGATACATGCCGAGCATGCCGATTCTGCCGCGAAGTAAGCGTGTGGCTCGTTCGTTGTCGAGCACAATGTGTGGATGTTTCGCAACATCATTCATAAGAGTTAAAGCATTTTTGGCAATCGTAGGGTTAAGATTCTCTTGGGCTGTTGGCCAAGAAACAACGTATACGACCTTGCCGGCGGCTTGTACTGACTTCATATATCTTTCAAAGACCGGGTGCAATGCGGTCACCGATGATCCGGTTCCTCCGCCACCACCAGCAAGGACAACAAGCCAATCGACCTTGCCGAGCTTGATGCGCAGGGCATCTTCAATGATGGCGCCATTCTGTGCAAGAACCTCTTTGCCGTACTCTACGTTCTTGCCGATACCATCGCTATCGGGAATGAGGACGACATGATCTTCTTCGACGTTCTTCGGAATGTCCTTGCCTGTGGAGTTAACAAGCAATGTCTTGTGGAATCCCAGTTCAATGAAGGCATTCGCCATTTTGTTGCCTCCGCCGCCGACGCCAACAAAGCCAATGTTTAACGAAGAGGGTGCGGTGTTCTCGGGAAGAAGGTCTTCATCAGAGTATTCCATCTGGAGACCAAAGTCTTCCACCATTCCAAAGTCTTCGGCGGCTACCTCTTCGTGATAGCTGTCTTTCTCCTGATTAAAGGAGGGTGGTGGTTCTGCGGGAGGCAGAAAATCAAATTCGTTTTTATCGTCGGTTTCTTCAGACATTGGTTATTCTCGTGTGTTCTAATAATTCAAGATAAAGGTGTATTCGGCAAATTGCGCAACATTAAATGGCTGACCAAGAAGATCGTCCGGAACGGGAACGCTAGTGCCCCCTTTCAAAGTTGTTGTTGGTTCTTCATCAACCAAAGATAAAGTCATTGTAATGGGGGTTTTTGTGCCCGATGACATATCCATTCCGGTGATGCGTGTCTCTCTTTCTCCGCTTTGAACTAAATTGCTGAATTCATACAAATCTACAAGTGTATAATTCCTCTTCCGAGATAGTCCTTCAAGAGTCTTCTGCAGCTCTTCCTTAATAATCTGTTTAAGTTCTGTTTTAGTTATTTTCATGTTAGTCTTCCTCCTTGGAAGTTAATCCAGATAGCTTGTCTTTGAGATTGCGTAGTAAGCCTACGCCTCGATTCCAACATCCGGCTACTCTGCCTTTAACCCAGCCGACAACACCGCCAACCCAGCCGGTGACAGTGCCCCAAAGGTCTCTGGTAATCTCAACGACCTGATCCCAAGCAAGGTCTAGAATATCTACGACCAGCTTAAGCGGTGCGCTGAGCACTCGAAGAAGTGGGTGCCTGTCCCTTCTTAGTAGGACCCAGGCCAATGTAACACCAACTAATAACCCCTCAAGTCGGGGGGCGTCGGTATGAAGATGAAGCAAAAGCTCACCAACTAAAGTGGACACAGTAGCGACGACACCCCAAAGGGATTCGACTACTCCGGCCACCAGATTCCAACACGCCTGTAATAGTTCCATCATGATATTTTCTCCTACTGGTTAACTCTTGCGTATCCTGCTTTTTTCTCAATTACAATTTGCATGTCAACACAGTCTTTGAGCGAATCAAGGTGCGAGATCAACAAAACGTTCTTAAAATACACTTTAATTAGTTCCAAGATCCTAATAAAACCTTCCATATTTTCTTCGTCCAGCGCTGTGCCAGGTTCATCAAGAATAAATAAGTCACTCTTTGGCAGTGACGAAACACTCAAAAGCGCTAGACGTATGGCCATTGCACACAAAGTTTTCTCTGCGCCAGAGGCCATTTCAATAGGTCTTGGTTCATGTCTAGGGTGTTTAATAAAGATGTCAAATTTCTTTCCGCTGTCTTCGAAGAAGATTTCAAAGTCTACAATATTGGCAAGGACCTTCGCGATCTCTTGGTTGATGACCGGGAGCTTCCGCTTAATAATATCGTAAGCAATACCAGATGTGTGCATACAACGCATATAAAGATCATAGGCTGAATATTCCTCCTGTAAATCTACGTACTCTTGTTTTTGTTCTCGGACGCTTTCTACCTTTTGTTCCATAGAGCCCACATCCTTATAAAGCTCTAGGGTTTGCTCTTGGCATCCATCGTAACGAACTTGAGCTTTGTCGAGCTTGGCGTTACAAGCATCCAGTTCTGTCGTAAACTCTTCGAAGTTTTCGATGGCCTCTTTGTTCTCTTCATATTTATTCTTCTTTTCTTCTAAGTCTTTTAGCTCATATCCCAAACGCTCTATTGATGTTTGGTTTCTTTCAATCGATAGGTTAAAGTCAGCGATTTCATGTGTTGTCGTATTTTTCTTTTCAATAATCGTATTATATTTGGATAGCTGATCTTCAACAAACTTTGGCCTTAGTGTTTGTATCTTTTTATCTATTAGATTAACATGCTGACGCGTAATCTCTTGCTGCTTATCAACATGTGGAAAGTTGGCTACAGCAACATTCGCATCGCGAATAAACTTACATTGTGGATACTCTGTACCACAAGGGATGCCATCAAGCAATTTTGATTTGCGCTCGATATCTTCTATTTGTTGTAGCAAATCGTTAAGAGTGGTTTGCTGATTTTCTTTCTGTTCGCTTAAAGATAAGATTGTGTCCTGCTGTTTGTTCAAAGTATCAATATTTATCTTGGCTAGATATTCTTCGATCTTTTCAGATGTGCTTCGCTTAACTAGAAGTTCTTTATTATATTGTTTATTTTCAGCCTGTAGCGAAACAATCTGAATCTGCTTCTTTCGAATCTCTCGCTTGGTGTCAACCACGTTAATGACTTCTTCTGGAATAGCGTCAATGCTGTTGCGTAGTTCTTCACAAGCCTGTGTTACCTTTTCGATCTCTGTCTTGAGGTGCTCGCATTCTTGTTCGTGTTCTTCTAGCTCTTGTCGCTTTGCTTTCAGATCTACTGCCGCTTCCTCTATCTCTTCGTCATAGTTGCGTGCTTCAAGGCGTTTTAATGCGCCCTTTAAGTCGGTGCTATCTTCCTTGGATAGCTTGAACTTCTTTTCAAAGATCTCCAAATCAAGGAACTTTGCGATGATTTCCTTTCTCCTTGTCGAGCCCTCATCAATAAACGATAATGCGCCGTGCTGAGAGGCCATTGAGGAGATCAGAAAGTCCTCACAGGCACCGAAGTGTTTGCGAATATTTGCGTCCGTTAGCGGGCGACTCAGGCCGTTTAAAGAAATGATTTCACCTGTGGCGTTGTCGTAGACTTCAAAATTCAAATCGGTCTTTGCTTCAAGTGTCTCCTCTCCCTTGAGTCGTTTGATGTATTTCTCTGCTGTTCTCTCGATTGTATAAGTGTAGTGTCCAACATCAATCGTCAGCTTTCCTCGACATGATTCTTTATTCTGATTAATAACATTAAGATTCTTGCGCTCATTTTTTGAGGTTGTATTAAAAAGAGTCCAAAGCGCAGCATCGATAATGCTGCTTTTCCCAGAAAAGTTTTTGCCAAAGATCCCTGTAATGCCATTAAGCCCTTCGAAGCTTACACTATTGTTTTCTCCGTAGTTAAACAGATTGTCAAACTCAAAACTTGTCAGCTTCCAATTCACATTTCTTGAAATATCGTCATCATCTTCTACCACCTTCTTGTACTTGCGGTTTAACTCATAGACCTTCTCCATTGTAGAGTCGTCGACTTGATAATCTTTAAGATATTCATCTATCAGTTCTTCTTGTATATTAATATCACGAAGGTTCTCTGTCTTTAGATTGTCCGTGATCTCTGTTACATCTCCACGATCACCAGCGGCTCGGTTAAGGAACGTCACAACTTCCGGCTTAAAGCGGTGCTTTGCGATATCTATCGCGCGCTTCATCACATTCAGCGGAAGATTGTTGTTGCTTACGAGCCGAAGTCGCGCGCCCTTCGGGACATTCGTTCCCTTGGGCATGCGGCCTTTCGGCGTGAGTTCCAGAGTAATGAACGGCTTCGGATTCTTGAACACAAACGGCTCGACGTCCCAGTCGTCCTTCGACTGAATATCCCAAATAAGAATACCCTTGTCGTTGGTCTCTCCATGGTTCTGTTGTACGGTGCTGCCGGCATACCAGATACGACCAGCCTTGTCAAGAATTTGACGACGATGAATATCACCAAGCATGGCAAAATCAAATCCATCAAAAATCTCCATTGTATCTTCGCCATTCAGCATGACCCAGCCAACGTCTGTCTTGCAGTTACTGATCGACCCGTGATAAAGAGCGATGTTGATTCTATCTGAATTAGTCGGCTTGATCCAATTTTCACGATCAAATACTGATAAAACATTTAAGCACACCATGTCATTGATGTTCGTCTCTCCAGATTCTTTCAACAGGTGAAGATCCGGATGAGATAGTGCATTAAAAATTGGTGTCAAGGCATCTTGACGGCTGCTGTTCTTTAAGTTGCCGTCATGATTACCTAAAATCACATACGTCGGCGCTATGTTCGCAAGATTCTCAAAGAACTGCGAGCACATATCAACGTACTCTGGAGATATTTGCGTCTTTGTGTGCGCAACGTCCCCACAGTGAACGATGTAGTCGACTTTCTCTTCTCGTAATTTCTCATATAATTGTTCGAAAATTATTCGATATTCATAATGATACTTTAAATTTTTAATGTGAGTATCGCTAATATGAGCAAACTTCACATATCCTCCTTAGACAAGTGCCCCCATTAACAGTATAGCACTGTCAACAGAGGCAGTCAAATAA